TTAACTTTCCGGTTGTTGAACCTGATACTGCCCACGGCGGCGCATTTTTATGCCGGCGATATAGGCGCTGATGGAATGGCCGAAGCCCGGCAGGCGAACCGTCCGGCCGACATGGACATATCCCTCTTTCCGGTGCGGCAGGCTTCCCTGAACCGCCCCGCTGAATGGCAGCCGCGCCAGCACGTCACCGCGGTTGACATAGCGGCTGACCCGGATTGCCCGTGAATAGCCCTCGGCGAATTCCCGGTTGCCGATGCGCGGGCTGGCGAACGCATGGACCCGCGCCACCTCCAGCGGCATTGCCGCCAGCGTTGCCAGCGCTCCGCCCATGGAATGGCCGGTCAGCACGACATCGGAGGCATTTTCCAGCTCCCGGCGAACCGTCCCGAGGATCTGCCAGAGCGCCTGGTAATAGCCTTCATGCACCAGCCCCGCCCCGATCCAGGGAACCAGGTCCGTCGAGAGGTTGCTGCGATAGCTCCTGACCTCGCGCCCGAACAGGGCGGTGCCGCGAAAGGCGACGACCGTGATCCCGTCCTTGCTGCCGATCCAGGCAAAATGCTCCCGGCTCTCCACCGGCAGATAGCTGTAGCCCAGCCGCCGCGCGCGCATCGCGCCGTCCGGGTCATAGGCGATTTTCGCGCAGATGGCCGCTTCGAACGGGCTCATCTGTCGTCGGCATTCTTGTTCTGGCCGACATTGCCCGCGATCAGATTGAGGAGGCGGAACAGCCGGTCGAGCCAGTCCGCTTCCCACCGCGTCGGCGTCAGGGCCGTGATGACCGTCGCCAGCGTGACAAGAAAGACCAGCCCCTCGACCGCCAGGCACACAGCCTCCCGCCAGTCGAAATAAGTGACAAACGCGCCCACGGCATTTCTCCTTGTGGATTTACAGATTGAATGGCCGGAAATTCTGGCCAATCCAGGCGGCAAATGTGGTTAACGCCACAACGATACTTCCTGTGATGCCGATAACTTTCAGCGCGCCGCGCCCCATGCTGACTTGAAGCGTGAGGCTTTTCACATCATCGCGCAGCTCCACCATATCGAGGTGGAGATTCTCGATACGCACCCGCATAGCGCCGATTTCCCGTTCAAGATTGTCCATCGGGCACCTCCGGTTTCTGATGCAAGCGTGAAGGCGTCGCGGCCGGTTGGCGAATGGTTCTATCGGGGCGGGCCGCCTGCGCGTTCCAGTATTCACCCGCCGCCCGGAGGCAACTCCGCCCGCGGGCATCGGTTTCCGTCAGCGACCATCTGTCCCGCGATTTCGTCGCGAAAATCTCGGTCAGCATCCCACGATTATCAAGACCCTGCGCGATCAGTATTTCGCCATATTTTTGCGCAAGGTGAAGGCGGAGCTCGCTTCGGGGCAGGCACAGGGTGGCAGCCCCGGCAGCGGTGACGGACAGAAAAAAGGCGGCCCCGAGGACCGCCACTGCATTTGCATATTTCATAATAACTCCCTTCCCTCTTGTGGCTTATTCCATGGCCTGGATGCTGAACCAGGTCGCAACATTGCTCTCGATATTGATGCTTCCCCCGCTGTCCTGCCAGGCGACCATCTCGAAATAGTCCCCGGGGCTGACGGCCAGCACCGGCGAGACGAAGCTCTGCATGGTCAGATATGTTTGCGCGCCCATATGCTGGAACGGCCGTCCCTCATAGGCGGAGGAGCCGTTCTTCCAAACCAGAATCTCCCGCGTGCCCGAGGTATTGCTGTCCCAGCGCGCCTGCCCACTGACGATCACCTTGCTGACCCCGCTCGGCACCGTCAGGCGGCTGTTGTTGGTGGAATTGTCGTGATAGGCGTCGGTATCATATGTCTCGCCGCCCCAACTCAGCACAACATTTGTACTGTTGGCGATGGTCTGGTTGGCCGTCAGCTTGACCAGTGCCCCGGCATGGCCGCCACCGCCGCCACCCTCCGACGTCGTGTCGCTGAGGCCGAGCACATCCAGCCCGTCGCAATAGAAGAGCCGCGTCTCTCCGTCCAGCACCTGCCCCGCCGCGCCGGAGGCTGTCTTGACAGTCGCCGTCTCGCCGCTTCCATTTGTGATCATAAAGGGCCGCTTGACCGTCGGAATAATGAAGTTGAACGCCCCCGCCGGTGTGCCGCCAATGACATGATGCCAGGCGGTGCGGAACTCGGCATCGCTGAGGGTCACGTCGCCCGCGCTCGGGTCATGATCCGCGATCTCGTCACAAAGCGCGGATTCCAGCTTTGCGTCCGCATCGTTGGAAGTAACATAGGCGAGCGCCTGACTCTCGGCAATTTGCGGTAAATCCAGTTCTGACATGCTAAATAGTCTCCGTTGCCGGAAAGCCCCGGCCGATGGTTTCTGACAATTGATAGAGGGTGAGATCGAGTTCCGGCACCGCGCTTTCCGCGGCGTCGAAATCGGCGTTGAAATCCTCGACGCTGTAAAGATATTCCGTCGCGTCCGACACATATTTCGACACGCTCGCCCCGCCATGGGTGAAGCGAAGCTCATACCGCTCGAACGCCTCCGACAGCGGCACCAGCCCGTTGAGCGCGCCACCACCGACGCGAGTGCGCCGCTGCCAGCCGAGGGTGAGGTCGCCGCCGCTCCGCACTCCCGAAATCTGCACGGGCGCGTAAGGCTTGAGGTCCTTGCCTGACAGTGCCCGCACGGTCACCGGCGCGTCCTCGATCAGACGGCCTTCCCCGACCGCTTTCCAGCGCCGCGGCACCTCGATATCGCCGAGCGCGGAGAAACCCCGGCCCAGATCGCCGGGGCGCAAGAGGATAACCCGCTCCCCGACCTTATGGCCCGCCATTGCCCCTTCCGTGCCGCGCCGTCCGCGGATGAAGGTATCTAAACGATAACTGCCGTCGCCGTTCAGGGTGACATTGGCGAAATGCACGATCTCGTCCCCCACCAGCAAGGCATTGCCGCCGTTCAGCAACGCCGCCTCCGTGATGCTTTCGAGTTCGTCCCCGCCGTTCACAAAGCGGATATCGAGGGTCGAGGTGGTGTCCGTCTGCCAGGGTTTGCCGGGATCGGCAAGGGCACCGAGGGCCACCCCCCAGACCGCCCCGGCGGCCACCGTACCCTCGATCTCGAAACTCTCCGTATCGAAGGCGGCATAAAGCGTCCCTTCCGACCAGCCGGACGGATGCCCGTCCATGGCGTAGTAGAAACGACTGCCGCTGCCCGCCGTCGCATCCTGATCGCGCAGGAGCGGCAGATCGAGCAGGAACAATTCCGCATAACTGCCGCGCCGGATCAGCGCCTGCTCATATCCCGTGCCCATCTCCCCGCTGAGGGCCGAGCTATAGGAGAGCGGCGCGAGCGTGACCGCCTCCGCCTCCAGCGTGATATCCGCACCGAGGCGGGACTGCATCAGCCGTGCCGACGTCACCCCGCCATCAAGGCCGACCGTCACCACATCCGCCGGATCGAGCGCGAGATATTTCATCGGCAAGGACAGGCCCAGCGTCTGACGCTCCGCCCAGGCAGAGAAAAGCGTTTTTGCCGCCGCCTGCCGCGCCTGATCCGCCGTCAGCGCCATCGGCAGATCGCGGGCGAGCTGGTTGCGGCCGAACATGGTCGCGACCGGGCGGAAGCTGCGCTTCTCCATCTGCGTGCCCACCTGATAGCCCGCATCAGAGGCAAGGTAGGAAAGCGATATCCGCTCCGGCAGTTCGCTCTCCTGCAGGCGGCGAAGATCGGGCGGCGCCAGCATGGCGGAATGATCGAGGACGATGCCGCTATCCGCGCTGTTACGCGGGATGAAGTTCAGCTTGTAACCGCTTTCAACGGCGTCAAAAAATCCATAATGGCTGAGCGGCGTCAACGCCTCGCTCACCGGCATCGGCCGGTTGACCACATAGCCCGGTATCTCGGCATCCAGCGCGGCGACATCGATATCCCCGGCCGCCAGTCCCGCCCGCCCGCAAAGGTCGGAAACGATCTCCGCGAGGTCAGCGGATGCGCCGCTCGCCCGCCGCAGGAACAGGCGCTTCACCCCGAAATCACCATTGAACGCGATCAGGCTGTCGGTCGCGGCATCATAAATCCCGTTCACCGACGCCGCGACCCCGTCGAACTCATAGAGATCGACGCGCTCTCGTTCCTCCAGCGTTTCCGCACTCAGGTAAACCGCATAGCGCCCGGCGCTGATCAGCACCAGCTCGGCGCCATTATGGGTATTCACGAGCGAGAGATCACCGCTCAAGTCGCTCACATCGCGGGCCGTGGTGATCGCGCCCGCAACCGTCGACCATTTGAACAGCCGGTAGTCATTCTGAAAGACAAGCTCCCGGGTCGCCGGAAGATAGCCGACGAGGCGGGTAATCGTATTTGTCTCGCTCCCCGTCCCGCCGAGCGGGGTGAGGTCCGCCGCCGCAATTGTGTAGATATCGCTGGTCACGGAATAACCGGTGCCGTCCACATCGGGGCTGCCAAAGACGGAGACGCGGACGATCTGCAAATCGCTCACCACCGGGCCCGTGGCCCAGCCGGACATGGCAACCCAGGCGACCTCATCCTCATCCGTGACTGCGCCGGTGCAGACGCGCGAGGCCGTGGCGATGGTCTCCACCACCTCAAGGCCTTCATCGAAGACCACTACCTGATAGCTCTGCTGCGAGCCCGCGATCTGAAACTGCGCGCCGGACAGCGGATGGACAATATCGGTCGAGAAGGTCACCGCGCCGACGCCGTCCGATAAATCCGCACTTTCCAGCAGGATCATAGCCGCCCCATCGACGCGATGGATCTGCCGCCCGGCGAGCAATGCCGCGCCGGTTCCGATCCAGAAGACGCCCTTGCGGTCCCGCGCAAGGCCGCGCGCGGCATCGGGCAGGCGCGGAAAATCCGAACCAATCTCGGCACTTGCCAGTTCCTCAAGGGTCAGCGCATCGATCTTGCGGATCACATCGACACCGCCTACCACCTCATAGCTGTAGGCAAGGCCGCGGTCCGCATCATAGGCGAAGGAGCTGGCCGTCACCGCCGAAATCGCGCTGTCGGTCAACGGATAGGCGCCGAGCCCGTCCGTCGTCACCAGCACCTCGATATTCGGAATGCGGTTGCCATAGGGCGCGAGCGGCAGGTCATCGAAGACAAGATAGCTGAGGCCGCGATAGGCGGGCACATTGCCTGCGCCCTCCGCTGCCTCGATAATGCTGTCGGGGAGCTGCGCCTCATCCCCGCTGTAGAAGCGAAAGCGCAGATCGGCGGCGATCACCTCTCCGGCGGCGCTGGCATCATAGATCACCTTGCCATCGGCCCATATCTTGAGAAGGCGGGCAATCTCCCCTTCCGCAATGGCGACGGCGAAACTGGTGAAATAGGCATAACCGGTTGTCTGGCTGCCACCGGAGGCGCCGCCTTTGCCGCCGCCGCTGTTGCTGGTGACTGCCTCCGAACGGAGGTTTGAGGCCCAGATGATATTCCCGGCAAGGCGCATGGTGCCGTATATTTTCGGGATCGGCGCGCCATAACTCGCACCTGTAATCTTGAGGTCGGAAAGGCGCGGTCCGGATGTGGTGGAGCTGTCCTCGGGGAAGAGAACGCGGCCGAGCGTCGTGCCAACCATCCAACCGGCTCCGACTCCCACACCGGTTATTGCGCCGATACCGGCACCGGCAACTCCTAATGCCAATGTCGCCATTATTTTACCTCCGGCAGGGAAAACACAAGAAAGGGCGCGCCATCGACGGCCAGCGGCTCCTCGATCACCTGGCGCCGCCGGGCATGGGCGTGAATCACGGTCGGGACGCCATCGCGGCGACCCAGAAAGCCGACATGGATCGGGAAGGCGCTTTCCTTGAACACGCCGATATCCCCCTCTTTCCAATTGGTTGTTGGAATGTTTTGAAGTTGTCTATGAATTTCAGATAGAAGCTGACGACCATCCTGCCGCCGCCGGTAGGCGGTGACATCCTGTACCGGCAGCCCCGCCTCGTGCGCGACCATGACAATGAGGCCGAGGCAATCGACCCCGCCTGCCCGGCTGCGTCCCTGATGCTGCCAGCGCGTGCCGATCCAGCCGCGCGCGTTCTCGATAATTTGCACACGCTCAGTCATTGCCACTCTCCAACAGCGCGTCGGTGCCTGGAATATGCGGGAACCCCCGGAAATTCAGATGGTTGCTGTAGACATCGCGGCAGGTCGCATAGCGCTTGTCGCAGCCGGGAAAGAAGCTCACCGCATCGCCCTCGGCTATTTCAAAAGGCATCTCCAGATAGAGCGTCACCGTCTTGTCCGCCTGCACCCAATTCCGTATTTCCGCGGACCGGCCCGCATTCGCGCCGCTGGTGAAGGTCAGCACCCCGCCGGTCAGCACACCCTCCGCGCCGTTATAGCTTGTGAGGGTGAATATCCCGCGGGAGGTGACACTGGCGACGCTGTCGGTTTCCGTCAGCGCTTCGACATCGACGCCGCATTTGGTATCGCCGAGATCGGCGCTGCAAAGCGGCGCATAGACCCCGCCGATCTCATGCAGCAGGGCCTGCGACAGGCCGCGCAGTTCCGCCGTGAAGGCGCCATCCGTCGCCGATATCTCGCCGAGCCAGCCCTTGCGAAGCGGGATCGTCCCCATGGAGAGATCCTGCCAGTTGACCATGAAAATGCGCACTTCCGCATAGTCATAGAGGCCGGAGAACAAATCCGCCTCGCTGATGATGTCGCTTTGCAAATTGCCAATGATATCAAGGTTATCGACGGTGAAGCTGCTGGAATTCGCGATGGCGCTGCGTGAATAGCCACTGGCCGCGAGGTAGGTATCGCCGCCCACCACCAGATCCTCGTCGAAATCGGTGAAGAAAAGTTCCGTGCCGTCCTGGCGGGTCAACGCCCAGCAGGTCGCGAGGGTCAGCACTTCGCCCTCTAGATGGCTGTTCATGGCTGTGCTTAGGCTTTTCATACGCGCACCTCTACCAGCTTGACGCTTTGCCAGTGATGCACATCCGGCCCAGGGATCGCCGCCTGCATCAGGTCGGTGTCGAAACGGACCGGCACATCGAACTCGCAGGCGACCGTGATATCCGCATCAACGGCGGGGGCGGCGTCGAATGTGAGGATACCGGTCGTCTCATCGACGGACCAGCCGCTGGCCATCGAGCTCGCCGCCACGGCGACACTGACGCTGCCCGCGACGATCTTCTTGAGCTCCCGGTCATAGGGCGGGGCCAGTGCGTCGTCATCGATGTAGCGCTTGAAAATCTGGAACGCCGTGGTGCTGCCGTCGCCGGTGCCGATGGACTGCTCCGCCATCGTGAAGTCGGAAAAATCCTTGAGGCGAAAACCATAGGCGCGCCCACGGCGGGCATGGAAGAAATCCAGCACCGCCGTCCATTCCGCTCCGCGGCTCGGGCTGATATCGACGGTATATTCGCGCCGGGCCTACGCCCAGTTGATATTGCGCTGCTCGAACCCGGAATTCAGGATCTGCACGGTTGTCGAGAATCGCGGGCCCCCGATCGCCCCGTAGGACACACGGGTCGGGAATCGCACGTCGTGAAAGCTCATGATGTTATCCGTTTCTGTTGAGGGCCCGCTGCGCCTGCCGGAGCGCCTCGCCCTGTATTTGTGACTGGCTGAGGCGGAAACTCGCGGCATCGGGGGTCGAGATGTTGAAGGCCATATTGATGACCGGCGCGGCTGTGGCGCCGCTACTCCGCTGCTGCGACGGGGTCTCGATGGTGACACGTTCCCCGCGGGTGAGCCGGAGCGGTACGAGATTCCGATCCACGCCCGCGGCGCCGCCAACCGTGAACTGCCCGCCGCTCGCAAATCCCGGGATCAGGCTGGTGAGCAAACCGCTGCCGCCGAAAAACGCCCCGGCGAGATCGGTGAGCGCCCCACCGGAGCCGCCAAGGCCCTTCCCCGCCGCCGAGGTGAGCGTGCGGGTGCCAAGGCGGATCAGGTCCTTCTCCAGCCCTTTCAGGACCGACTTGAAATCCTTGCCCGAGATCAACAGCTTCTCAAAGGCAGACCCAAACGCATCGCCGAGTTTCCCGGCAATCCTGCCGCCGAAGTCCCCGAGGCTGACCAGCTCCGTCTTTGCGGAGGCCAGGCCCTGGCTGAGCTGATCGACAAAGCCGCCCTTCCCAGGCGTTGCCAGATCGTTCTTTAGCCCCCCGAACTGCCGGGTGAGAGCGCGCGCTTCCGTCTCGGCTTTTCGCGATTTCTCGCTTAAGAGATCGAGGCTTTTAAGCGCCGCCTCAAGGCCGTCAGTCTCAATCTGCAGACCGAGCCGCGACGGGGTCGTTCTTTGCGCCATTTCGTTAATCCTTTTCCTGTTCCGGGCGGACTTGCGTCCGCCAGAGTTCCAATAGGTCGAGGAGGAGGCCGATCTCGAACCCGGTCGCCCGCATTCCAAAGCGGGCTTTGATGTCGGCGGCAAGCTCTGCCGGGCGCACCGCCCCCTCCTCCACCGCATAGACCGGCAGGAGGGCGACAAACCAGTCCCACAGATGCCGGAGACAGCCGGGCAGACGGGCCGAGGTCTCCGCCGACGCCGGAGCCTTTCCTGTCACTTTCGCCACCTGCGCAAAGGCCGCGCGGCGGCTCATCCCGCCACCAACATCCGCCGCCAGCCAGAGCTGGTATTTTACCCAGACCTTGAGAACGGCGGCGGCTAGGGCAAAAAATTTGCCCGGTCCTCCACAAAGGCGACCACCTGGTCACGGATCCAGAGCTGTTCGCGATAGAGCTTCTTCGCATTCTCTGGCGAACCATCATACTGCACGCCGTTCAGCTCGATATTCTCGAAGCGCTGCGTAATGGCGACCAGCCGTTCGATCAGCCGTTCCTCCAGCTCCGCCGCGCTCAGTTCCAGCTTGCGCTCGCTGATCTGACGATCAATCTGCGCCCGAAGACACTTGCGGTAATTCTCCGCGTCCTCCCCCTGCAGCCAGATCACGGCGGGGAGTTTCTCTCCCGTCTTCGGATGGCGCAGGGTCAGCGGCGCGCCCTCCTCGCTGCGGGCCTGCAGATCGAAGGCCGCCACGTCAAATACATTCTTTGGCATGCTCTCTCCTTACGGGGCTGTCCGGGTGATTTTAAGATTGGTCGCTTGCGTCTCATCATAGAGCGCGGTGAAGGGCAGCGACAGCGTGATCGGCCCTGCGCCAAGCGCCGGGTTCTCTGCGCCGGTATAGACAATGCGCGGCAGCTCAAACGCCAGACTACCGCCCGCCCCGCTAAAGGTAATGGTGAGACTGCTTTCGCTCCGGTCCACGAACTTTTCAAGCAGGCCCGCATCCTCGAAATAGGTGACGATCTCGCCGGTGATCCGGGACGACCCCGCCAGCAGGGCCTCGGCTTCCGCATCGCCGATCACGAAGGCTTGCTCCAGCCCGTTATCGATGACAAGGTCGAGCCCGGCGACGATGCCCATGGCCGCGCCTCCCTCGGTGAGCGATCCTGAGAAACTGTCCATCGGGTCATTGCTCGCGGCCGCGGTTGGCGACGCATCGAGGGAGGAAGAGGCCAACGTTGAGGATTTCCCGAGAACCGAGAGTTTCCCGCTCACCAGCCGGTCCGGCCGGACCGAAAATCGCAAGCGATCCATCACACAGCCGGTCAGGATTTGATACTGTCCGATATCCGTGAAGCCGCGCTCGAAGGTGAAGCTCGGCTGGCTCGCACCTGCTTTCAGCACATCCGACGACCAGTCCGACTGCATCAGGGCGGCAAGGATATCATCGAAGGCGCCATAGGACAGTTCGAAATCGATATCCCCGGCGACGGTTTTCTGGCCGTGCAGCAAGTGGGAAATCTGCCGGTCGCTCCGGATTTCCGCCGTTTCCAGCGTTGTCTTCCTGAGGCCAAGGCTGCAGGCCGTATGGCGAAAGGTCGTCATGTCCGGGGAGGACGGCGTCGTGCCGAACGTCTCCTCCGCGATATAGCTCAGCCCGTGGCGGGCTCCGGTGGCAAATGTCATTATGTTGGCTCCTTAAAAATAGCTGCGCCAGGAAATGAGAAGCGGGAGGACGACTTTCTTGAGGTCGCCCTCATTGGCGCCGACCGCCGCGCCGTCGAGATGAACGTCCACAGACTCAAAGGTCAGTACGCGCCCCTTGTTGAAATGCGTGCGCAAGGCATCGATCCGGCTCTGGGCGGCGATCATGTCGGCGTCATGCACGGTGATGCGGTACACGCCCGTATGCAGCTCGACCGCGCCGGATCCTAGGAAAATCCCCTCCGCCGGGGCGGGCAGGAATTTAACCTCCAGATAGGCCTTGCCATGGGCCGGGTAATAGGGCTGTGCGGGAAAGGCCACATCCTCGCTCTGATAGGCTTTCAGCCGCGCATCGAGCGCCGCCTGAATTTCTCGATAGCTCATTGGTACCTCACCTCGTAAAGGATGCCCGCACCGGTGTCGGCGGCAACCACCTGAAGCAATGTGAAAGTCTCGGCATCGATCATCAGGTCATCATCAACCTTCGGCTTGACAGTCTCGCATTCGATCAGCGCATGATGCAGCGAAGGGTCGATGGGCGTACCGTCCGCATTTGCACCATCGGAGAGGCTTTTCTCTGTCCGCACGAGGCGGATAGCGATATCGCTTGTGGTCTCTTCCGTGCTGCTGCCGGGCTCATAATCGCCTTGGGTTTTCTGGCGGAGGGTTGCGCTCACCGCCACCTCCCCCACGGTATCGAAGAGGTCGCGCACCATGCGCCGGATCGTTTCATTTCGCATGGGCCTACCCCCGTACCAGATTGTTCGTGGAGACCCGCGCGCCGATCTGCTGCAACAGGCGGAAGACAAAGCTCATACGCTTCTTCCCCTCCTCATACGTTACCTCTATCGGGCCGACTTTCTGCCGCACCGGCTGGCGCGTATCGAGGCCGTCACCGTCGGCGAGGAAGAGTGCCGCCAGTTCCAGCGCCGCCGTGCGCAGCGCATGGGGAATGCCGGTGATGGCACGGCCGTCATTGTCATAGGCGCCGCTCCGGGGCCATTTCAGCCCCTGATCCGGCTCCAGGACGACACCGGGATAGAGATAGCTATCGATATGCAGGGCCGCCCGGATGAGCGCCTGTTCCCGCGCCCCATCGGCGGCGGCGGTCCAGTCGTCATGAGCGAGCGCCGTGAAATGGCTGTCGGCCTCGGAGAGGGAGACATAACTCGTCGCCCCGGTGACGCCGCTACCGGTTTCGGTTATCAAGGTCATGGATGTCTTCCTGCTAGATCTTTCAAGAAAAAGGGGAGCGGCGGGATGCGCCGCTCCCCCGGTCGGTTAGCCCGCGAGGCGGACGGCCAGTTCCGGCCGGACCAGCGCGACACCCCAGAGGATATCGAACTCCCAGACCACCTGCTTGTACTGGCGCGAGACCTCCAGGCGCAGCGAGAGGCCCGTCTCCGGATCAGTCATCGACATAATCTGGCTACCCAGCCCCATATCCTGCGTGCTGTAGGCGAGCGGCCGGTTGGCGAAGGCGAAAGCGTCGCGGTTGAACACCAGATTGACCACATGGTCATCGACGAAGGTTATCACCGCATCGTTGGCCGGAGCGGAGGTAATCGCCGGAGAAATGGTCAGCGTCGATTCCGTGCCCGACAGATCCGTCGCGGCGAGTACGACATATTGCTGGGTATCGCCGTCGATGGTGAAGATGTCGCCAACGGACGCCTTGGTCGTGAAACCGTCGGCAATGAGCGTGGAACCGGTTTGCGAAGCGCCTTTCACCAGCGTCGTGCCTTCCGCCCCGGTGACATGGGTGGCGACATGATCGTCGCTGTACCAGTCGATCCCGTATTTGCGGCCAATCTCGCCGTCGATCTTGACGGAATTGCTACCCGCCCGGTCGGCATCGGCAAAGGCCGCGAGATCGAGCGCGTTTGATTCCGCATCGAAGTCGAGCACGCCATAGCGGAATTCCTTCGGGGCCTTCTGCTCCATCAGCAGCTTGCGCGCCGCCGTCGCATCGCTTGCGTCCGTCGCGAAGGGCGTCGTGCCCGCCGCGCCGACAAAGCCATAGATGCCAGTATATTGCGCATGGATCGACTGATTGACCGCATTGGCCAGCGCCCGGATCGCGGCGCTCGCCTGCACCGGCATAAAGCTTTCGCGCGCATCGACCTCCATCATCTCCTTGTCGGTGAGATAGAAATCCGCCTTCTTCCAGTTGTTCAGCTCGATCTGCACTTTCTCAAGGGTCGAGCTGGTCGGGGTCGGCGGGGTGGTGCCCGGGGTTACATCCTCCGCCGTCAAGTCAGAGGGGAGGATCACATCGATAGTGTCGCCCTTCTGCGCCGCATCGGCACTGAAGTCGCCATTGACGAGGCGCGGCATCACGGTTTGCTCGCGCAGGGCCATCAGGCCGCGGGCGAGGATTTTCGGCATGGCGGCCGAGATATCATTTGCCATTTTTTATCTCCGTTAATTGGGATTGTTGAAAGACTGTCACTGCCCGTCCCGGGCGGATGCCGCATCCCGCGGACTTATGCGCTAAAGAGAGACCGACACCTTCCCGGCGGCGATATCCTCGATGCGCGTATTCAATGCCCATTGGTTATGGCCGTTGATGGTGGAGCGCTGGACCGGGCCGCCGGCCGGGTCCATGCCGGTACCGCGATTACCCGTGGGATCGAAGGCGCGGGCGAAGACGGGGGAGTTTCGCATTTCGGCGACAAGCTCGGGGAGTGTCATCGGAACACCTTCCGATGTTTCGCGTATACTCCCGTCAGTGCCGAGGATGCGAAGGCTGACCGCTCCCCCGTCTTCAACCAGCTCAACGGCACTCCGGATATGCGGCATGAGCAGTTCAATGCTGCCGCCTGCCTTCAGGAGCGCGTCATGCGCCTGCGTGGTGATCAGGAATTCTGCGTTGCTTTCCTTCAGCCGCGCGATTTCCTCATCTTTCGCCGCAAGCACCGCATCGAACTGTTCCGTGAATTCCGCCGTGAGTGCCTTTGCCTTCTCGGCCCAGGCGGTTTCAGGGTCGGTCCCAAGCTGGCGCCAAGCCTTCAGCTCCTTCTCCAGCGACTGACCGGAGCCACGTTCCTTCTCAAGCGCCGAAAGAAGGCCGGAAACATCCAGCTTTTCTGCCAGCACGGGATCGAGGGTGAACCCCTCCTCCCCCGGCTGGTACAGGCTTCGGTAGCTTTCGGGAACGTCGGCAAGATCAGGGATAGATTCAGGAAAATCAAACATGGCAACCTCAATAAAAAAGCCCCGGAAAACGGGGCTGTGTTTCGAAAAATCGGATCGGGTCCGGGATCAGGTCAGACAGGCGCTGCATTCACCTTCAAGCTGTCGGTCAGCAGCCCGCGCGCCTTCGCTTCGCGCAAAAGTTCCTCCTTGCCGACATCGCCGAGCCGTCGCGCTTCCATCAGGAAGTCGAGATCGGCCGCGCCGGATTTCTGCGCTTTGAGCCCGGCGCTGATCCCGATGGTGCCGGTCACCGGCTGGTTCATCCAGTCGGCGATCAGCGCCAGCATGGCGTTCAGGCTGTCCTCCAGGTTCATCGCCATGGTGCCGAGCGGGGAGAGCGCATCGGCGGCGTCCAGCGCCCGGCCGGTCGCTGTTTCCGCCTGCTTCGCCGTCTCGAACTGCAGGCCGAACAGGTTCATCGCCTGCTCCAGTGCTTCCAGTTCCCGCGCCCCCGCCTCCAGCGCCGCGCCGGAACTTTCGACATAGTAATATTTGCCCTCGCTCTCGGTTGTCGTCAGCACCTTGTTGGGGCCGACCTCGATCGGGCCGTCAATCTCCGGATTGTAGCCGCTCGCCGCGAGGATCGGAAAAGACGCGACATTGAGTGCGTTTCGCTGGTCGGAGCGGATCTGGTAATGTTCGAGATTGAGGAACGCCAAATCCTCAAGCGGCGGATCGGCGAGCAGAAATCCTTTGCGCGCCGTATAGAGCGTGACCAGCGGGATGCGGCCAAGGCTGTTGTCGCCGGCCTCAGCCTCGATCCATTTCCCGGCCTTGTCCTGCCGGTAGAGCCGCCAGTTATCCGGCTCAATCACGCGGATCTGCTCCTGCTCCATCTCTTCGAACCCGTGATAGCGCACCGCCTTCTCGCGGATGCGGATCTGCGTCAAAATCTTATCGCCGCCCCGGCTATCCCATTGCGCCGCGATCAACTGGTCCGCACGGACATGCACAGCATAGGGCCGGGCGCCGTTCTCGCGTTCCTCGGCCAGCGACGCGCCGGCCGCTGCGCTTGGAAAATCGACCAGCACATGGGACAGGCCGGAAACCATCGCATCCTCGAACCAGTCGCGGGCAAAGACATTGACGCCGCGCCCGACCAGATCTATATTCTTTAGAATATTGACCAGCTCGTCGGGCATATCCTCGGAGATGATCAGCGGTTCGGCAAAGACCCGCCCGACCAGCTTCTGCACCGTGCGGCGGAAATAGTTGCGCAGAAAAGACCGGCTCGCCCGTTCCGCATAGATCGCACTGTTTTCCGCCGGATGGCGCGGCAGGAAGCGCGTGCCCGCCGCCTGCATGGCGAGGGTCCCGCCCATCAGAGCCTGCGGCAGCGACCATTTCGCCGCCATGCCGTCATAGAGCGGGGAGGTTTTGGACGGATCGTTCATGAGTACATATCCTGTTGTGATTTCTGACTATGTTGGGTGAGCAGGTTAAACGCCTCGCAGACCGCATCCACCTGGTCGTCATGGCGGCCCGTCGGGAAATTTTCCAGCTCATTCAGGAAATCCGCGTTCCACGGCCCCGTCACCAGTTTTACATTGCCCGCCTCGCATTGCGACGAGAACGGCATCGCCCGGACGATCTTGCTACCGGTCACCGGCTGGCTTTTCACCCGGAACCCGGCAAGCAGCCGGACCAGCGCCAAAGCCTGCGACTTGCCCGCCTGCCCCGGGTCCTGCGGCAGGGCGATGGTCGTCTCCCGCCCGTCACTGCTCGCGAGATTATAGATGGTGCGATCGACCTCGTTCGGGGTGCCCTGCAGCCGTTCCACATGCTCGATATAGAAAACGCCGTCCTTGTCCCGGGCAAGGCGCACGCCCGCCGTCCAGTCAGGTTGCACGCCCGCCTCGGCATGGCTGGCCGCGAGGTCCCAGCCGCGCACACGCCGTGCCTCCGCCGGGGCGGCCATGACAACGGGGAACCAGCTGCGGCGGAAATAGGCGCCCGCGGCGGGACGGATTTTCCAGTTGCCCGAGAGCAGCCGTTCCCGATCCACCGTCGAGAGCGCGGCGAGATTGGCGCGATAGCCCGGGTCCCGTTCCATCAAAATCTTGTTATCCTCAATCCGTGCGGCGATAAAGGTCACCGACTTGGCGATTTTCCCTGGATGCGCTTTCTCCAGCGCAATCTTTTCATCGCCCCAGACGAGAGTATCCTCATCGCGCACGAACCAGCGCAGCTTGCCTGAACGTGCCGGGACCGGATAGCCCGTCTCCGGATCGATCCACCAGCGGATAAAATCCGCGACCCAGCTGTCGGCATCGGGATTGCAGGTCGCCCGCACATAGGGCGCCGCGCCACTGACCGAGCGATTGCGGCTTAAAAGATAGAAGAACTGGCTTTCGGTGAAATGGGTCAGCTCGTCAAAGCCGAGATAAGCCAGTTCCGATCCCTGCCAGTCATATTTGTTCTTCTCATGCTCCAGATGGCCAAAACTGATGGAGGCGCCGCTCGGGAATTTCCAGCTGAGCTCGCTTTCCTTCGCCTTGGCGCCTAAAGTACCGTAAAGGCCACAGGACGCATCCCAGAGCCCCCCCTCATTCTTCACCTGTTTCGACGTGCGGCGGAAAATCACAGCGCTAAAACCGCCTGCTGCCACATGGCGGAGCGGTTCCATGAGCAGGGCGAAGCTCTTGCCGCCGCCCGCCGCACCGCCATAGATGGCGATATCCGCCGGGCTGGAGAGGAACATTTCCTGCGGGCCCGGCTGCGGCTTAATCACGTCCATTTTCCGGTATATACAGGCGCGGCGCGAAGAAGCTGCCCTTGCCCTTGTCATTTGCCGCCGCGCCATCGCCATACTGCGCCGGGGCGAGATGCGCCATCAGCCATTTGCGGGTATCGATCCTGAGCTTGGAGCGCGAGACATCCTCTTTTACCTCGCCCGGGGTCGCCGCATTGTCATTGGCGCTGTCGGCGATTTCGAGAATTTCCCCGGCGAAGACATCGGCAACAAAACGGCGGATGGTCTCCTCCTCCTTACGTTGAAAGACGGAGCCCAGCAGCGCGACGATATCATTGATACGTCCCGCCTTCTTGATCTCTTCCAGCAAGGGAAGCGCCGTACTCCGCCGCCATAGTTTGTTGTTCAGGGCTTCCTTAAGTAACTCAATTGTTTTCATTCATTGCGCCTTAAAATGGATAAAATTTTATATTTTAATTACTATTATTAAGTGTATTTCACTGAATGAGAATATCTGTATAGACGGACGTTGAAATCCGAATCAGTTTTTCGATATGTAAAGTTATTTGGTCAAATCAGATATTTTATACGATTTATAACAATGTGATGCGCAAATAAAAAGGCCCGCGAAAATTTTTTAGTTTCCGCGGGCCCAATTTCCGACTATGAGAAAAAGTCTACACTAATGTTCCCCGTCTGTCAATATATTTTCTATCTTTTAGTGTTTTATTTCGGGCATCGTCCGTAGAGTTCAAGACTGTCCAGAAGCTGTGACCGTGCGAAACCGTTCCGTTTCTGCCGTTCCCGATCGACGGTACGGAAACTTTTCCCGAACACAATTATATCCAGAACAGCCGCGACGGAAAGGCCTTCCTTCTGGGTGCTCACCGCCCAGCGCATGAACCGCCGCACGAGATCGGACTGCCGCTCCTCGATACTACCGGTGGACGGAGGGAGCGCGGAGAAGGATTGCGTTCGCATCCCGATGCCGGAAGTACGATACTGGAATCCACGGGCAATCATCTCGACCGTGCGAATCTGCTCCTCCGTCAGTATCGAATAGAATCGGGTGCCTCCCTGCTGGCATCCTCTCTGTCCGGATCGCCCGTGCGCCTCGACCTGCTGTGTGGCGCAGCGCTTTTTTATGGGTCGGGCGGGGATCGCCACCGGCAGACGAACCGCCACTTTGGGCAAGATCCGTGGTTCCCGCAAATTGCGGGGTCCGCTGTCTTCGAATGTCAT